TATCCGCTGATATAGTGTCTAAGCTAAATGTCATCGTGTGCCGTTCCTTGGGTTTGTCATTTGCTGGCTAGTGAGGATTGCGTCTTTAGTTTTGCTCACTGATAAATCAGCGGCAAGGGCAGGGTCGCTTGTGTGTATTTGCTGGTTAAGTGTGAAGTTAATAGGAGGCTTGTTTTCAAAGCGTTCTATGTTTCTGTCATATCCCTTGTGGAAATCACCTTGAGTTTTTGCGTATTCTATCAATCCACGGGAAGCTTTCTTTTCATGCCCTTTTGTAATCTCATATAAAGCAAACTCTACTTGCTCCGCCGCAGTTGAATGTTGCATGTCATGCCCAGCCCATTCAGCAAAATCTTTTCTGCGTCTTTTATCATGCTGGAATAAACCGAACATTTCGCGATTGCCACCCTTGCCAAACTCAGGTGATACTTCGCCATAAGTCCATGGTCTTAAGCCTGTTTCACGGTCTGCACTGTCGATTAGCCCTTTTGCTTGTTCCTCACTGACTATGCCTGTTTTTTTTGCAACTCCAACTAGGTATTTATATTTTTCCGCATGACTCATTTTGTTAAAAGATTCTGTAGACAATGATTCAGGAACATCATTATTATTGAAAAGGTGCTGATATGCAATGCGAGCCGCACGAGCATCTTCGCTGAATGATGTTTTTTCTGGATTGTAACTTTTTAAAAATGCCTCATCTTCCTTGGAAGGTGTGCCACCTGCTAGCTTACCAACGGAAGAACCCATCTCGTAAAGTCCAGTAAGAGGAAGCCCAGCAAGTGCCTTGAGCTTATCAATAGTTGATGACTTGGGATTTTGTAGCACATCAACCATACCGCGTTCGGCTTCATGCACATAGCCACCTACGCCGTTTTCGTTAATTTTCCCTAAAGTATTAGAAATTGCGCTCATCATTTTGATTAAAGGGCTTGCAGCCAAAGACAACATAGAACGCTCTAAGTTTTTCCATGCTACATCAAGGGTATTAACGGCGCGCTTTTCTTCCTCAAGCTGGCTTAAGTTCCTACCTGACATCTTTGCTTTATCACCAGCCGCGTCAAACTCAGATTGTGACATACCCATCATGGCAACGGCATCGGGGCTTCCAAACACTTGAGAAAGGTATGGATTAGCTAAGAATCTACCAGTATTTTTATCGCGTTCTAATGCTTGGCTATAACCTGCGCGTATCTGATTAAGCGCATCCATCTCGGTGACTGGTGGTGTTTTACCGCCTAGATATTCCCATGCAGTGGTAGCAGAAGGGTCACGCTTAGTTGTTAGATTTACAAAAAAATCATGAAAGCTGTTTACCATTCCTAACGCCTGCCCCTCACTGGCATTAGGATTAGATATGCGGAATGCACCCATTAGCTTTTGAATGTCATCCGTTGCCATCTTAGTATTGCGCGATAGATTCTCAATTGAGGTCGCAGCAGTTCCCGCCGCAGTCGCAGCGGTATATAAACCAGAGGCAATATCAGTGCCAAAGCGTGTGCTTGTGATATTGCTAATGCTTTGGATGTTGCCAAAAGTTTGGTTGATTTTATTGTTAAAATCGTTTAAAGCTGAATCATCAGACTTGAAGCCCAGCTTTACGAATAGTTCACCGATTGCGTCACTCATATCACGTTTCCTTATTTAGCGCGATATACTCGCTTTCAAAATCCATCCCAAAACGCTCATAGTCTAATATGCCCCTAACGATATCAACAGGCGCGTTGAGCAAAGCCTCAACATTACCGCCGTAATACCCTTTAGACGCTAACTCATATATTTCGTAGTTATCGCCTAATTTTATTTTAGGTCGCTTTTTGCCTGTTCTTTCAATCCCACCAACGCGGATAACTTGGAAAACAGGCTCACAAACAAAGGGCTTAGATTCTCCTTGATGCACGCTTCAGCAATGTCATAGTAATCTTTGCGTGCTTCCACATCGTCAAACATGGTTTCAGTAATCTTTTGCCCATCGCGTGTGCAACGTGCAAGGCACTGAAACAAAGCGCGTTCAACTTCATCACTTGAATCCACTATTACAGCAGCCTTAATGAATGAAGCAAGCCCATTCATCGCACCAAGTGTATCAAGGTCAACTACGCGCTCAATAGCCTTTTTAAGCTCCTTAGCGTCTTTCCATGGTGCGGGATTGATAACAATCTCAACCCCGCTTGTAGCTGTAAACTCTGTCATAATCAACCCATCACACGTTTAGCGGATGCAAAGCGAATTGTATAAATAACAACACCTTGTGAGGTATCACCTGATACGTTTTCTTTACCGTCCACGTTCTTAGCAATTACACCACCTGCTAGGGTGTATGTATCGCTTTTCACGCTTCCAGCACCATCACCAAGGCGTTTTATGAATGTACCTTTAGACAGCACTAAGCTGGTAAAGTCACCAAGGTTTGATGCAACCTTTTTAGACAAGAATACATCATCGCTTGAGCCGCGCATAAGTCGAACGGTCACGTCAGCGTTTTCACCTGCTGCGTTTTTAGCAAAAATAGTATTGCCATTCTTGCCAGTTTTGCGGGTAACTAGCTCAGTGGGGAAGGTGATGCTTGTCACATCATCATCAGCGAAATCCACCATCACTCGTCCGTCAATGGTTAGCGTATCGTTTGAAGTTACGTTAAAAGTAGTCATGTTTTAATCTCCTAGTTTTCAATCAATACGATTACAGAGCTGGTATGAATTGCGCCTGCACGTTTCAAGGCAATCTGCACCAATGGGGCTTTACGCGCATTGCGGTCTGATTGCGATTGCAATGCAATAGGTGAGCTGTAAACGTAATACCCATTCAGCGTAATGTTATCTTGGAAAGTTTGAGGGTCGCCGAATGTTTGCGAGCTATTCCACTTACCAGCAGCGATTGAGCCATTGTTAACATATTGGCGTGCAATCTGTGCGTACGCATCTTTCAAGCCATTTAAGCCCGTTTCAGTCTGCGGCACCTTTGTATTGGTTTGTGCAAGATAGTTGAAACCAGCCGTCATGAAGTCAAACTTCATTGCAAGGTTAGCATAAATGTTATCTGCATAGTCATTGCCACCAGTGGAAAGCACAGCGGGAACACCAGAATAAGACACATACAAGTCAATACCTGCGGTCTTTGCCGCATCATAGTACGTTTGGTTAATACCAGCATCAGGGGTAACGCCTGCAAGCGTCTTCAGGTTCATTGTGGTTGCGGTGTTGCTGCCAGTCCATGCAGTCGAGAACAAACGCCCCGCATAAGCCGCTTTAACCAAGTTAGCTGAAGCTTGCCCGCCTGTTGCGTAAAGCACAAGGCGCGTTTTGGTATTGGTTGCCGCTGATACTGTGGTTGCGATTCCTGCAATATCCGCCGCGCTTGAACAATGATGAATAAAGATATTATCAAGTGCCTGAATAGCAGTTGCAGTGGATGTAATGACGGTATCTTCAATGTTTAGGTTAGTCATCACACCTGCATAGAATACGCTGCCAGAGGTGCGAGTGATAGCTGATGCAATCGTTTCACCAGAGCTGTTTGCGCCAGCCGTAGCCGTTCCGCTTGCGCCTTTAAGGTAGGATGTGCCATTAAGGTCTGTGCCGCCGCCTGAATAAGCTGCCATAGCAATGGTTGAGCTTGAGCCTACTTTGTCGCTGGTGATTGTGATTGCCGTAGATGATGCTGTCACGATAACGCTAGCAGGCAATGCAGCGTCAATCTTAGCCGCAATATCTGCAAGGGTCGTGCAGCCTGTAAAGTTAAGAGTTAGGTTGTATGCCGTGCCGTTTACGGTAATGCGAATGTTGCCATTGGTTACAGCGATAAGCCCTGCAAGGTTTGCCGAAATATCAGCCGTTACGAAATTGCCAGCCGTAGCGGATACGCTTGACAAAAGAGGGATGACAACAAGTTGCCCGCCACCTGTCAGGATGTTAGGCATTTGCCCGAACACGCTATTAGCCATAGCAGCAGTGACGCTGTTTGTGCCATAATCAGTTGCTACTTGGTACGCATTTTGATAAGTGCGATAAGCATCAATGTTTGATGGTGTTTCAGTGGTAAACAATGCCAAGCTGTTTACGTTAGGGGTTTGAAGCCCCACTGGTACGCTTG